ATGGCAATGCCAGGTATATACCAAGATGTATCTACTATATTTGCTGGTAAAAGCTATAAACAAAAAATAGCAGAAAACAATGCTAAAAGAGTAGATTTAGAAAAACTTTTATCAACGCCTAATTTAGCTAAAAAAACTAGAGAAAGAGTAGAAAATGATATTTTAAAATTAGTTGCTAAAAACGAAACGTTAATGGCACAGAATATTGAAAATATCAACATGATGTCTAATAAAGAAAAAGAACAATACGCTATAAAAAATAATTTAAATAATGTACAAATAAGTAGATTAGAGAATTTTTCTGATGATTTTGTAAGAAATACTAAAACAACAAGTGGTAGTATTGTAGGCGGAAGAATAATGACATCTAATATGTACACTGGTAGAAAGTATACAAAAGATGGATCACGAGCTGTAAGACAACGAGTAGGTCTAGTGTATGGTGCAGGCGGAGAGGTAACTGTTTTCTTTAATAATGGTGATTTTGAAAAAGGTCAGCCAACAGATCCTAACATATCCCCCTATCTATAAGGTAAAAAAATATGGTAATAACAGTAAGAAGCTACACTCCTGGTAAGCTAGGAGAAGACGAGGGTTTTAATACTCAAGAAGATCTTCCTAGACAACAAGTTGAAGCTGTAGAAAAAATTCAAGAAATAGAAACAGAAAGTCAAGATATATTAAGAACAGGTGAAGGTAGAGATATTGAACCTAAAACAAGTATAGTAGAAGGAGAGTATTTTACTACAAGAAAAAGTTTAATGGAAAACCCACAATTTATGAACGCTGCTAGAGATTTTTTAGAAGATAAATACAACATAGCAGGGACTGGTATTTTCGGTGGTAGAGCTATAAAACATGCTAATGACGAACAAGTATTTGACAAGTATTTAGAACATTTTAGACATTTTGATTCTAATATAGGAACTACAATGCTTGATTTACATTATGTGACATCTGGAAAAGGTTCTACACAAGAAAAAAGAGAACAGTACGCATATTTGTTAAACAATTATGAAGTATTACAAGGTGAGTGGAGCACTACAGGAGGAATAGTAAACTCTGTTTTAGACTATGCAGAAGGAGCAGCAACGGATTTTACCAACTACATAGCTTTAATACCTTTTTTTGGACAAGGGCAAAAAGTAGCAACTGAAGCATCTAAACAAGCAGTAAAATTAGGACTAAAAGAATTTTTAAAAAAATATGGAACAAAAGAATTTGCAAAATCTGCAGGATTAAGTGGTGCTCAAGGAGCAGTATATTCTGGTGGTCAAAATATTTTAAGACAAAAAACACAAATAGAGTCAGGTGCAAAAGAAGAATTTGATTTTGGTGAATTTGCTTTAACTACAGGTGCAGGAGGAATTATCACTGGTGTTATTGGTGGTGGTGTAGGAGTACGAGGAGCATATAAAAATTACAATCATAAAGTAGCAGTTGCGTTAGGTAAAGAAAACTATAAGAAAAATTTAAACATAAAGTATGATGATGCTATCAAAAATAAAAGTGCTGATGAAATAGAAGAAATTGATGATGCATTAAAAACAATAACTGATGATTTAGTAGATAATGATTTTTATGCAGGGATGGCAGAGGCAGGGAGAGTTGCTCGTGAAACTATAGGTAAAACACAAGGAGTAGATGATCCTTTAGGTGTAGCAATAAAAACAGGAGATGAGATTGCCGATGAAATGAAAGGAACTATTAGAAATATAGCTGCTATGTCTATGGACATTATAAAAAGTCTTAGCCCAGAAGATAAAGCAATTTATTTAAAAGCTTTAAAACTAAAAGGTAAAACTGGTCCAGAAGATAAAAAAATATCTCAAGTAGTTTTTGATCTTTTAGCCGATGGTAAAATATCTACTGAACAATATGGATTAATGTTGCAAAAATATGGTTTAGATCATAGTGATTATAAACTTTTATGGTGGTCTACTGTTTCTGACGCAGGTAAAATATTAAAAAAACAAGCTGAAGTAATGGATGTAGCGAGAAATGCATTAAAAGGATTAGATGACACAGCTAAATTTAAACAAGTACAAGATTCAAAACTTACAGATGCTGTAATAAATGATGCTTACAATACAAATTCGTCAAGTATAAGTAATAAACTATACAGAGATTATAAAAATTTAACAGATGTAGCAAAAGGTTCTATGGTTGTTATGCCTTCTACTGCAGTAAGAAATTATATTGGTTCAGGTATTAAACTTAGTATACGAGGTCTTTCAGAAGTTTTTCATGGAGGATTTACTGCTTTTAAACATTTAGCTAATAAAGCTATGGGTAAAAGTGATGGCACTTCGTTAAGTGACAAGACAAGAATATTTAGTTCTCCTACAGGTGTATTTAAACCATTTAAAACTTTAGGAGCAATATGGGATCAACCAGGTAATCAGAATCTAGCAAAAGATATCGCAGAATTTTATGATTCTACTAGCGTAAAAGTAGGAGAAAAAGGAAGTGCAACTTACAGATCTAAAGCCGATGATTTATTTACAAATTATTTAGAAATAGAACAAAGATTAACTGGAGGTTTTATGCACGATTCTTTTTGGAAATATGGTCATAAAATAGTTCATGCTTTAAATATATTAAATAGAACACAAGAATATTCTATTAGAGGATCTGTTTTTTTAGATACGTTAGATAGGATAGCAACACAAAAAAAAGTGTATAGCACTGCAAAAGATTTAGATGGTAACGCTATTAATAGTATAGAAGACTTAGTTAGTTCTGGAAAAATTAAAGATTTTATATCAGAAGAAGATATAGCTATAGCAACAAAAGAAGCATTAGATGCTACATATTCTTTAGAACCTCCTAAAGGAGCACTTTTAAGTATTATTAATTGGATAAGAACTCCAAAATCTATTGCAGGAGGAACTGCAGGGCCTGTAGAAAGTGCATTTAAAGCAGCAGCAACTACAGGTATTGCTTTTCCTAGATTTGTATTTAACTCTGTGTCTACAGCATTAAGATATAGCCCTATAGGTGCAGCAAGGGGTGCTTGGGGTATACGTAATAAGTCATTTAGAAAAGGAACTGATGGCTATAAAAACTATGAAAAATTTTGGGAAGGAGTTATAGGCACAGGTGTTATATACGCAAATGTTCATGCAAGGGTAATGGATGCTATAAATTCTGGAGCTACATTAGATGAAGAACAAGGAAATTTATTTCAAACCACTACAGGTTTACCTGAAGGTAGAATAGTAAAAGAACCTGTATATCTATCTGATAACGAGAGGTTTGATCAAAGTAAAAAAATATTTGGAGAAGGAACAAATCAAATTAACATAGGTGGTGGAGTTTCAGGTGACATAACACCTTTCTTTCCTGGATCATATTTTAATGCTTTAGGTAAAATTATTTTTGATATTAATTATAGACCAGATAACACTAATTTAAGTTTATTAGTAAAAGATTTTGCAAGATCTACTATAGGAAGTACTGTTAGAACAGGAGCTATAGGTCATAGTATTGATGCATTATACACAACATTTCAAGATGAAGGTTATTTAACAGCAGAAGATGTAAATGCATTAAGAAATATGAAAGAAGATGAGTTAGCAGCGAAGCCTGCATTAACTAAACTAGAAGAAGTTTTTTCAAACGATGGTATG